CGTGCATCCAAGAACGTTTCGATCGTGTCGGCATCAGTCTCTGACACCTCAAACGTCAGGTTAAAAACTTTGGGGTTTTGCGACAGGCCATACGTCAGTCTGGCTTCGTAGCCATCACCAAACTGCACCTTGCGTACGTTCGGGGCGCTGCTTTTTTGCAGCCCATACGTTGGAGTAATCGAAGGGAAGGTGGCCATTAGCGTGCGAGGAGACCGCCAGGACGTTTTTGCTTGACCAGTTCTTGCTGCACAGCAATGCCGATTGCCTTGCCAAGTTGCTGGGCTTGATCAGCATCACCTTCGACAGACGAACCAGAAGCATCCACGTTTACCGTCACATTAGCGCTGCCCATTGCATGGTTCGGAACAATCGTTCCAGCGCGATCAGGGACAAACAGCTCAGGACCACGTTCTCCAACGATTGACGGGCGACCAACAGGTGGACGACCGCCATTGGCAAAGCCAGGAATCATCCCGCCAGAGAAGAAACTGGGACCAGCAATAGCCATATTCCCGTATGCGCTAGATGCCACTGAGCTAGCGCCACCGCCAAGGCCACCAAGACCACCAAAGAAATTCATCCCAATGCCTAAGATCTTCATTTTGATCTGAGCTGCAATCATCTGTGCAGCCATATCAATAAAGTGATCGGCTGTGCGCTGGAACAAGTTGGCCAACGCCTGCTGAGCAGTCATGCTGCCCGTAACAAGCCCCTTAAACGACTCGCTAAACGCTCCACCAACAGTTTCAGCGAGGCCAATCAACTGCCTAGCGGGATTCATCAGGTCATTTAGCTGCCCTTGAAGTTTTGTCAGGTACTCCTCTAAGACCTCACGATCGCTTTTTGGCGCTAGCGCTTCGTTAATTGCGCCCTCAGCCCCTTCTTTTTTCTCTTCAAGACCTGCAATCTTGCGCTCAATCTCTTCGAGAGCTGCTACCTGACCTTTAATAGCCTCTTCTGTTGCGCCTTCTGCCCGAGCTTTTGCAATAGAAGCCTTAAGGCTTGCAACTTCAACATCAAGCCTGTCGATCAACCTGTCATAAGTCCTGTCCAGCTGTTTCAGTTGCTTCTGCAGCTCAACAGCTTGTTTTGCAGCAGCAGGCGTACTGCCTTGTTCAATTAAGCGTGCATACTCCCTTTCAAAAGCAAGTTTGTCCTGATTCTTGTGAATAATGTCATCTAAGCGCTCGTTAGCCCTTCCGATGGCTCGATCAGTTCTTTCTGCCTGACGATCTATAGCTTCAATCGCACGTTCGATAATTTTTTCTTGCTTATCAACCTCTTTTGTCCCTGTTCTGTATTTTTCATTCAACTCAGCAACTCCACGCAAATACCGCTCCTGCAGCTCAAGCGCTCTGCTAATTAGATCAATTCTGGGCGCTTGAACGTTTTCAGCCCTTTCTTCGCCAAATTCTTCAGCTGTAACTGGACCTTCAAGCGTAACGCCAGCTCGCATTCCCGCCATCATGCCTAGGTTTGCGAACAAAGAGTTAATTCGATCCATAAATTTGACATTTTTTTCGTTCTCTTCTGTTGTTTCTTGACTCAACTCAAGAACAGCTTGCTGTAATGCAACAGCAGTGCTTAATGCTCCATTGGTTTCTAGGCTTGCACGCAGCCGATCTGCCGCTTCAACGCCGATAAGCTTCTCAAGAGATTGAATTGACTGAAGAGCTTCTTCCTCTCCAAGCCGTGCATTAACAAGAGCTTCAAATGTTTTTGCCCCTCCAACTGGGCCAAACACTCGCGCCAGCTCCTCACGTAGACCAGCATCTCTAAACTGACCAAACTGACCAATCAATTCAATAGCTTCTTCTTTAGCAATACCCAACTCTTTAGCCAGAGCTTTTACATCAGCTGCAGTTGTCAGCGATGTGTCTCCACTGATAGTAAGAGTGGCGTTTAAGACTGATAACTGCTGCTCAAAGTCCTCAATATCTGCAATAGCTTGACCAGCAGCTGTGCCAATAATTGACAGAGCAAATCCAAAGCCACCGCCAATCGCTCCACCAGCCAAACCGCCTAGTGCGCCACCAATCGAAGCGGCCCCACCTTGGCCAAACAGCAGCGGGAATCCTCCACCAATCAAGCCACTGCTAAGCGCTCCACCAATTCTCTGATTACGCCGTTGGCGACGCATCATTCGCTCTTCGCTGTAAGAAGCTCGAATCTTGTTTGCATCCTGGAAAAGCCTGTTTAGCTTTCTTTGAGCATCACTTTTTTGTTCAATTACACGCAATTCTGCCTTTTGCTCTCCTACGTTTTGTGCAATAGCTCGTCCAGACTGAAGAGCAAGGTTCTTAAAAGCTTTTTCTCTTTCAAGATTTTGAGCACGGTTTTTCGCAATACGATCAAAAATTTCCGCACGACGTTGAAGCTTTTTTATGTCTGGCTCAGGGCCAATGCCCATTGAAACGCCTGCAGCAACATTGGGAAACGGGTTGTATTGAGTCAGCCCTCGCTGCCTTTGAGCAGCAAGTCGATCTTCTTCTTTTCTTTGCAGTGCTATTAAACGAGCTTGTCTTGCAAGCTCTGCTGTTCGAGCAGATCTTTCTCGTTTTATTGCTTTTTCTACACTAAGAAGATCTTTTGCTAGCTGAAGCTCTTGTTTCCTTTTAGTAGCTCCAGGAGTTGCATCTATAGGCTTTCTAAGCTCATTAACTGCTTTTTGTAATGCCGTCAGTTCGCGCTGAAGACTCTTTATCCTGGCCTGGCCTTTTACCGCAACCTCAATGTCTACGTTGTAGTTGGCCACAAGCGCTAACGCAGACAGTCCTCACTGCAGTTTAACGCCTAGCCATAGCTCGCGCTCCTCTGCCCATTTGCACCTGATCAGCGGCTTTTTCCCGCTCTTCAGCTTGCAACTCGAAGAATGCAGCCCAACCGACTAGCTCTTCGTGTGTAAGCGATTGCGAAAGCTGAGCCACTGTTGTACCCAGCTCTTTCGCAAGAGCGTACATGAAGTACCAGTCTTTATTAGCTTTTGAGATCTGCTTTCGCTTCCTCCACCTTGTTTTCCGCTCCAGAAGACAACATGGCTAGCTGGATTTCCTGTAGCACCGTTGCGTCTACAGCATTTTTGAGTTGAGCTTTTTCGCCGTCCTGAAACAAGCGCTTGCCATCAGCATCAAGCGCTTTTTCGATCATCATGCCCAACGCAAAGTCGTTAGCGTCGTCAGTACCCGTTTTTTTCTGGATCGACTCGCGCTCTGCGATCGTCAACGGATGCCAAAAAATTTCTAGCACCACTTCATCGCCAGACTTGACCTCGTGCTTGTAAAGCTGGCTGACGCCGAACTTATTCCGAAGCAGCTCGGTGGCTCGCATAAAATACTAGCGTTTGCGTTACTATACTAGACAACCGCCGTAAATTGACATCCAATTACGCCGATAAAGTGAGAACGCTCGTCAACCTCCAAAGGGGTTGGGCCGCTTACGTTCATGACGCGAGGTGAAACGTTAAAAGTATCGCTATAACCAGGAGCATTGACCGAGGTTAAACCATCAATAATCGACTCGCTAATTGCCGAAAGAACCGCCGTTCCAGCAGCCTTGGGGACATACACATTGCAGATCACCGTTCCGCTGTAATAGTCGGTTGATGCTCCTTGACGCTGGAGCGTTGACTGAGCAAAGTCAACAGACATCAAGACATACTTTTTGGTTTTACCTGGCGTCGTAAAACGCACATTGTCGTAAACCATTTCTACCGTTGCATCAGCAGCAACCACCGCATCGGTTACGGCTTTTTCAAAAGCAGCTCGGGCGTTTACAAGAGTCATGATTAAAGAAGACGTTCGTAGCCGGTTGCGCGACGACCGCCAATGTCGTCGAATGGTCGCACTCCAACCTGGATTCCAGCAGGTCTCTTCTCTTGAAAAATTTGATCAATTTTTTGCTGCTGATCTAAGACAAACTTAAGAGTGACTCCTGCGTTTCGTGCGTTTTTATTATCGCCAAGAGCCCAGTTGCGATAGTCAGTTGTGTTACCAATAAACACTCTAGGATTAGCGCCCTTTAACATCTTAAAGTTATAGTCTTTTACGGCAAAACGAGGCTTGATTACGCCAGGTTTTACCCCACGCGATTTGTGAACCTCTGCCCAAGGTTCCTGCGTTCGGCGACGTTTATCGCTGGGCATACCCTTGCTAGAAGAGTCTTTTTGAATTTGCCTGGTATCTGCTTTCCAGCTTGATGCAAACAAACCTGTATAGACAGGGCTGTACTGAGGTGTCGCTAGATCAGCAAGAGCCGCAATAATAAATTCATTAAAACGCTGATCAAAATACTTTTCAAACTCATTCTCAAAAGCGCCTAAATTGTTTTTTTTAGCCATCAGAACACCACCTCTACGATAAACAGGTACTCTTGATCGCCTTTATAGGTCTTTATGTCAACAATCTGAGCAACACGATTGGAACCCGCATACTTCAACGTAATCGTGTCCTCAAACGTTGGTTGGTTGTCTCCGATCAAATCAGGAGTGATATAAAGCTTTGCTTCTCGCTCTTCGCGACCTTCCTCCTCCTGAGAGCGCACAAACTCAACTGGAACGTCAAACGAGTAAGCCGTATCCGTTGTCGTCAACGCGCCAGTGCTCGTGTTGTACGTCGGAGATGCCTTGCGGGTGTACGTAATCGTGTGGTCAAACGACTTGCCTAGGTCGGCAACAACCGACTTGGCAACGCTCTTGAACAGACTGTCGAGTGCGCCTGCCATCTCAACCCCTCACAACGCGGAGAGAATACGAGCCACTGCCGCCCAGACAATAAGCGCCGAGATAAGACTGAAGCCAAGGATAAACGTCGAATACGTTAATCGAGTCCGTGTCATTAGCCAGTGCGTTGGCTAATTCATAGGTAGCGTATTTAATGTCGTTTGGAATCGCGGAGCAAACAAGCTCAACACGGTCAACGTGATAATTGTTGCGAGGCCAGCTCAACGCTTGATCCTGATCGCAACGGTCACCGTAAAAGTTCAACGTATCGATCCAGCGTGTGGCTGAAATCAGTGCTCGATTCTTTGCGTCATTACTTTTGTTGTCCCACTGCGTGCTGCTTGGAACGGTTTCAAAGTAGGCGTCAGCCTCAGCCAGCGTCACAAAGCTGTTGGCCGTTGCACTCTTCAAGGTAGCGTTGATGGTTGCGGCCACGGCTTACCTACCTACCTTTTTCATTGCCATTTTATGCGCTTCGGTGAAGGTCTTACCAGACTTCATCAGCCGACGCATCTCGGCCATGTGCTTTTTGGTGTGATGCTCTGCATGACGTTCCATCGCGGCTTTTTGCCGGGTGGTCAGTTTTTTGGAACTGCTGTACGCCATGCCAAAAAGAAGGTGGCCCCACCTAATGGTAGGGCCGTTTGTTCCGTCAGGATCAGGACTTGAGTCCGTTGTCCAGAGGAGAGTTGACGAAGATCTCAACCATGGGGATGAGGTCGATGTCGTAGGTGGCAGCCCAGTTGCTGCCGGTACGCAGGTTTGCGTTGGTGGGGTTGTCAGAAGCGGAAGACCACTTGGTGCCCATGACGTGATAGGCGGAGTGATAGTCCACAGACAGCACGTCCTGCTTGGACAGCACGTTGCGGTCAGCTTCAATCCGAAGATCCTGCTGCACACCCTCAAGGATGGTGCCGGACTTCATCATGTAGCAACGGAACTCCTGACGGTTGCCAGTGGAAGTCGGGTCGTTGATGTTGACGCGGGAGTCAACGATGACGCGACAACCAGCGAACTCACCAACTTCACGAGCGCCGATGCCAACACCACCGCCACCCCAGGTCACCGCGCCAGAAGCAGCCAGTGCAGAGGTGGAGAAGGTCAGCAGACCAACCTGATACAGGTAGTAAGCGACGGAGGGGTGAACGATCAGAAGATCCATCTCCTCACCGCGCTCACCCAGCTTGGAGCGAGCTTCTGCAACAGTTGCAGCGGTCAGGTAGTTGGCTTCAGCGGTAGAACCAGAGCCACCCAGTTGCTTCTCAAGACGGTGGTCGTTGAGGGCAGTGTGGAACAGACCAGTCAGTTGCTCGAACAGACGGTCAGTGTTCAGCTTGTTGATGGCGTCAGCCAGCTGGTTACGGATGTGAAGCATCGGGTCTTCACCAGCAGCCAGGACTGCAACGTCGTCCACGGCGTAGGCAAAGCCACGGTGAACGATGGATGCAATCTGGGTTCCAGTGCCGATCTTCTGAGGAGTCAGATAACCAGCGCCACTGGTGCCCCAAGTGGCGGTGCCATCAAAGATCTCTTCCGTGGGAGACACAGGGTTGAACTCAGGAACCTGAATCCGGGTGCCACCTTCACGGGCGTCGAGCAGTGCATTACGCACCACAGCGCCAGA